TTCCCATACTGCCCTGTTACGGAAAGTTTTGCCGATGAAGAAGCTGTGGGCAAAAACGGTCCGTTGTTTGGGATATATTCCACAAACGACCAAGACCGACCAGTCCCGCGCCGTTCAACCTTATGAGGTTCGACACCATCTACATCTATATAGGTCACATCGGCCGACTGATCGTATCGGATATTAGACAAATCATCCGCATCAATATGCGTGGTAATTTCTACCGTGCCGGTATCACCAATCGAAAGAGATTGAATGGTTTGATCAACTAAAGAACCCGATTGCAGTGTGATATAAAAATAACTGCCGGTCGGCGTAAAGGCGAGATTGTGATATCCGGTTCCCAGATAAGTTTCGGAAATATAATCGTCATCTCGCGCCGTCGACCCGCACCGCAATATGATAGGACCACGACTGACATAGATCGCCAATGAATGCTCTACGCCCGCATCGCCAGTGTCGAGAACGACACGTTTTTCTAATCTAGCCAACGCCCCAATAGAGGTAGCGTTGAAAGTACGAATACCGCCGTTGCTGACTACCTGCTGCGCCGAAGCAGACTCAAACATCTCAATTTCACCAACATATATTCTGTTATCAAAATTTCCAGCGGCAACATTAAGCCTCCAATAGCGCCGTGCTTCAACCGTTCCTGTGTCGGCCCCAGGAAGGGTATAGGTTCGTTTTTCGTCAGCCGCCCAATTTATCTCGCTTCCCTGGGTGTCCTCAGTGACCCAAGCGACATTGTCGTCACTGCGTTGAAGCGACCACCTAGATGGCGCAAAATTAAGAGCACCGGCCATCGCCCTGATTGAGTACGACTTGACCGCCTTAGTATTGCTTGCGCCAAAATCTATTTTCCATTGGGTCGGCAACGTAGCGCTCGCCGCAGTACCACTCTGCCAATACGTTCCAGTTAGGTCATCTGCGGCATGCCAAGCCGGTTGATCTTCATACGTGGCGGAAATAGTCACGCCATCGGTCGTCGCCGAGGTCATCGTCGGGATAAAATCGACGGTCGATCCCGTTAGACGAATGCCACCGGTCGATGTATTCGACCACCCGGTATCCGAAAGAGCATCCGAGGTAGTTACATTGGGGCGCCCCAACAACGTATCGTCGATCCAAATCCGCATTTTTCGATGCGTCAATTCGATCAATGCGGTGTCGTCGGTAGCCGCAACAAACTCTAAAAACTCAGCTCCAGTATCGTTGTACGAACTGCCGATATACTTTGTCCCTGGCCTGATCCGCATTGCGCCTTGTGATTTGGCTAAAAAGTTGGTAAATACAGAAGCTGAAAGACGAGTTCGGTCTAGATCAACGCGGCCTAAAGCTTTCGGAGAGACGAGACCCCTGTTAAATGAAAGTAATGGCACATTTTGTCGTGACATTTCAGCGCCTTATAGGGATAGCCAATGAGAGGTAAAAGGACCGACTTGATCGGTAGACGTTTTGGCCGCCTCAAAGTGATAGCTAATGCTGGTGTCCACTGGTCAACTCCAAAAGTCGCAAATGCCCTATGGCGCTGCCGCTGTGATTGCGGCAATGAGATTACAGCACAAGCACGGATGCTAAAACGCGGACGCCTATTATCTTGTGGCTGCTTACGATTACGTCACGGACATAATCGACGCGGGTCACGCACCAAAACCTATAGAGCCTGGGTCAATATGCGAACGAGATGTTTCAACAAGAAAACCGACTCCTACAAGGATTATGGTGGTCGCGGCATCACCGTCTGTCACAGATGGCAAACAGACTTCGTGACCTTCCTAACTGACATGGGTAAATGCCCACCAGGGAAAATGCTGGAGCGACGCGACAACAACGGCAACTACGAACCAGACAACTGCTATTGGGCCACATCCACTGAACAGGCCAACAATAAGCGCAACACTCGGTACGTGACCTTCCAAGGCAAACAAATGTCTATTGCTAGACTCGCCGAACTTGCAAACCTTCCTTATAGCGTTGTCCAGCAGCGCATTTCAAAATACAGAGGGACGGTAGAGGATGCCGTCAACACCAACGTCATGCCCATTGGCTATAGACATCGACACTAGCCCGTCAAGTTACTACGGCTGCCACGGTCACCACCCGATCCGCCTCCACGGGATAGAGTCCATGAACCTGCCGGAGGGAATTTAGGATTTGGCTCATTAAGACTGTCTTGATTGAGTGCAGCCCGTCTCGCCTTGTCGCGCGCCTTGCCAATGCGTTCCTTTGTTGTTTCGCTTTGATTAATCCGCAGACAAGAGCGATCTGCAAGTTCTAGTTCGACAAACCGTCTGAAAGCGGAAGGCCAACGGGTCAACTCATAGCCAAGCCCGGTATCGTCCGACACATAGCGCACATAGATCGGACTCAACGACGCCGACCAGAAGTTCGCATCGTCATAGTATTGCAGCAGCGGCGCCGTAAAATCTTCGTCTGCCGACACTGCAATGGTACGAACCCAATCTGACGGCTTGGCAAACACTTCCGTATAGCCAAATCCAGGCGTCACCCCGGTATCGGCGACCGACTTGATTGTCTCCATGGCAAAATTCCATGAACCGGCAGCCAAGCAGTCGTCGACTACTAAAGTGTAGTTCCTATTGAGTTCGCGACCGGCTTCGACCGCCTCGCCGGTATCGACCAATGCCATGTGACCGATCTCGCTCAGGGCTGCATTAAAAATCAATATTTTGCTTGCCACATTAGTTCCTTAGCGTTCTATCGATCCATTCCTGCGCCATTTCACGGGTTTTGATTTTGGCACCATCGGCGACAATCTCGCGATCAGATTTGCGGATAACGTCGAACCCGCGTTTTCCTACATTCCAGCGCGCCTCGAACTGAGATGTGTCGGGCACCTCGCGCGGCCCAAAATACACCGGCTCACGTAGTACGCTGACCAGCAACCCACGTTCCTGCACAGCGCGCACATACAATTCAGCATAGAAAGCATGGTCGCGCGTCCGCACCCGAATAATGGCACCGGCTTTGTCGGGTTCGTTTGTCACCGCTTCGCGTTGCAGCCGATGACATACCTGCACCCAAAATTCAGGTTTCATGGCATCTTCAAGCGTCCAGCCGACCGGCAACGTTACCGCAAAGTCCGCATAGGCGTAGTCTGACACCTGAAAATCCGCCATCTTCAAGATGCGATCCGGTTCCTTTGGAATTTCTGTCTTAACCTTGGATGCGGTCTCAGTGCTTGCAACATCAGACATTTGAACCTCATTCGTATGGTGAAAGATAAAGCGGGCGGGCCGAAGCCCGCCCGTAGTTGTTACGTCACGATGTATCGCCGATGAGAACGGCAAGACCCAAGGTGACTTGGGTAGCACCCGTATCCTGGGCTGTCGCGACCGTAAGGCCGTACTGACGCCCGCCACTGGATCGTGTGGCAACGGCGCCGGTATCGCCCTCGGTAACGACCACAAAATCATACTTCCGCATTCCGCAGTCATAGCCGGTAGTAAAGAACCCGGCGACTTCCTGCACGTCCGCGATAAGCAAACCAGTGTCCGTGTAGTACCAAGTGCGCGGTCCGGCGATGCTCTGCACAGGTCCGGTGAGCTTATCCTTATTAAAGGATGCCATTGCTTAGCCCTCCTTAAATGCCAGACGCATCGTGCAAGAACTGCACAATGCCGGATTGCTGGAGCAGCTTCGCTCCGGTGAAAGACGACGCGCGGGCGTATGAGTAATCCTGCTCGTCGTCATAGCCGATAGCCGTGTTGAGGCCTTCGCCTGAGTCAAACGCACTTCCAATCGCATCGCGATGATAGAAGTAGCATTTTTCAGAAGCGGTCCCAACACCGGTCAAGTTAGGATGGAATCTCCAATTAAATCCGGCCCAGTGGAGCACCCGCTTGGCAGGTCCATTCAGAAATTTCATGTCAACATAATCCGCCGAGCTAAACTCCGGGATTTGCATGAGATAGCCGCGAACGGCGGGCGTTGCTATCGCCCACATTTTGTCCTCCTCCTCAACCGGCACTTCGGCCTCACCGAGCGTAGTGAGTGCCTTGCCGACGATGGAGAGAGACATGCTAGCAGCGGCACCAAGGCTCGCTGTCGCCGTGTCAAGCTGCGCGATAATGTCAGCATCGATACGGCGATTTAGAACCTTGCGCGTCGTATCTTGCATGAGACGGCGCTGATCGCCCTGCGACTGGAAGATGTTGAAGCGGGTTTTTCGCACCAAATCCACATCACCAAACTTGGTGATTCAGACTATCGCATCCCCCGTAGGGGCCGAGACACTTAGTCGTTGCCGGTGGTAAGAAATCATCTGTTCCAGACGATGCTTTTTAAGTCGGCTGTGGCCGACAAGCTTCGTTAGAAACCTGAGCGCAAAACTTGCATGAGACGGCCCCAACCCGCGCCACCACACCTTAATGTTTTCGGAGCGCGAGTTGTTTTTAATCGTACCGCCGAAAGCCTTCTGTAGGAATTCCAGAACGCTCGCGTCGTTGATATGAGCCGTAACGCTCAGTCTCGTATTGTGGTTCTTGCTAGTGCGGAACGAATAGCACCCATCGCCATCCAAGTAACCCGCGAGCCATGCCCATGTAGGATAGTTCTTGGGCTTGATTGGCCCGACGCGAGTGCGCCGCGATTCCTGTGCCGTCCGCTGGAGTACCTTCCACTCCTCAACCGACATGCACTTTTGTCCTTTGTCCTGTGACCGCCACCCTCGCCAGAAGTCGAGTAGCCATTGCCAATGTTTTGCCTTCACAACCATGTGTTTGATAAGGCGCGGCAGAAGCATTTCGAGGTCCGCACGATTACAGACAGTCCACGACGTATACCGGCCGTATGTCCGGTGCGTGTTCCCTATACCAGTAAGTCCTGGCAAAGAAGCAACAAACCGATGATGGTCAATCGCATCAGCAGCCACCAAACCTAGTTTGAGGCCGACACGCACCTTTCCATCATAACCAGTATGGTTGCTAAACGACAGACATCCGTCTGCGTCGAGTAACCCAGCAAGATACTTTACGAGTGATTCATTCACTATCAACCGCCTTGTGTTGTGGGTTGATAAACCTTCCGTCGGGTTAGTGGACAGTGACCACGTTCCCGTTATTCAGTCTCAGTTTAGCACAACTTTGCTTATGCCATTCAGTCAGGGTTGCGGTGCTTTGGGTCAGACTGTCGGCGCGAGCCGGAATCAACCCGTTAATACCGCGCGTAACGGCGGCGGCGCCGCCTGAGCCGGCAACCAGGAACGTAGCCTGATTACCTTTAATAACAGCCTCGGTGACGGTCGTCTCACGTAGCCAAGACTGACCTTCCTCGAAGGTTGCTACCAGTTCTTGTCGATACTGGATTTGTGGAGCAGATTCAGCCATTTACTGGCATCTCCGATTGAAGATGCCGTTAGTTCGGGTTGTCCCTTTCCGATGCAGGCGCGGGTTATCCCTTGCGGGCGCCTCGCCTTACATCCAAGAGCGCTTTACAAACGGTGGGTGATCGACTGTCTACGGCGCCGTTGCCGGGTTGTCCGCTGACGGTCTTTGGTATCAAGCGCGTTTCCGAGCCTGAATCTTGTCGCGCGCTTCGATTAACTGCCGATAGCGCGCTTGAGTCTTTTCGTCCTTGAAATAGGCGGAACGATCTTCGCGCATCCGCTTTTCAATAGACGCTATTTCTGTATCGACCGACTTACCTGTCTGATCGCCGTCCTCGACAACGGAAGCAACCGGATTTTTATCCAGCGCCAGCGCTACAAGAAAGCGCACCATGTCGGGGTCGTTTCCGATGATCGATCCATCAGCCATGCGCCCGCCCATCAGGCGGGTATATAGTGCCTTCTCGTTTTCCAAATCCGTGCCGCCAGGCGCGATGGTGAATAGCGATGAGATGTTATTAGTCATGCGCTTGAGCGCAGGCCCATATTCCTCTTTAAGCGCCTGTTGCGCTTCTTTGCGGAATGTATCGTCGGATTCATCGAGCGCGGCAGCCTGCTTTTCCTGATTGGCAAAATACCAATTCAGCGCCGCATTGACGACTTGCGGAGATGCGCCGGCAGGGTGAACAGCGGCAGCAAAGGCATCGGCCAATGGCTTGTCAGCATCGCCAATGACCGCCCCATTTTCCAACTTGATGCCCTTGAAATAGTCCCCGGGCTTTTCAGGAACGCCAAGAGCCTTGTGGTATTCCGCGATTTCCTCGGGCTTGGCATCTTTAGCGGGAACCTTGATTAATCCGCCGGAAGTCAGTTTTGTCTCAGCCTCACGGTAATTACCGTAAACACCGGCAGGGTCAACAATACGCTCCAGCCTCTTGAGTTCGCGCTTGTACGCCTTTTCGTCACCGGCCGCGACGTGCTGAGCAACTTTCTCGCGCCAATCAGCCGGCCAATAAGGCTTTTCCTGCTGTTGCTGAACCTCGCCACCGGCAGCAAGCGGCTTCTTGCCGTCGTCGTTAACCTGAGCTGCACCGTCTTGCTGTGCAGCGCCGTTCTGTTGCTGCTGTTGCACTTGCCCGCCCTGCGTGGCGGCCTGGCCGCCCTGGTCTTGCGTATTTTGATTAGCTACTTGTTCCGTCATTAACGACACCTGCTTGTGTGGTGTCGCGCTTTAACCCCCGTGGCTGCGGGGAGATTAGTTGGTCTGGCAAATATATTTTGGCCCAGAAGGGCATTGCAGAAGTGGCCAGACCTCCAGCTTACGCTGGAATTTCGGCAACGACCGCGACCATCCCATAGATGAGCGAATATAGGAACCCAACGCTAGGTCTGAACGCTTGCGCTGTTCCATTGCGAATGAACGCTTGCGGTGCCACGCGCGGATTTCAGCGATGACTTGTTCGCTCATGTCCTCACCATCTTCCTAATGCGGTCAAACACATCGGGCTTGATTAGTTCACGAACTGTCTTGAACCGATCCCGATTGCTCAATTGGCCGATGTGATCCTTGAGCAGCTTGGCCATCGTGCCGTCGCGTTCCATGCCATCAAGTTCATGCACACCAACATCTCCCCATGCCCTACCGTCGCTGGTTTTGTGGGTGTCCAAAGCGGTTTTTAAGGCGGTTTTTGACGCAGAGATTGAAACAACGCGCGTTGCGGTGCGTTGCGCCGGACTCGGCTCTTTTAAAACGGGTAGTGGTCGGCCCGCCTCGCTTGCATTGGGTTGCCGAGCGTTAGCAAAGTCGGGGTGGCCCGTGAGGGCATCGGTACTATGGCCGTCGCTCGGCAATGAGGTTTGCCGGACAAAGGCAGATTTTATATGGACCTTGCGGTCATCTATTTCGTGGCCTTCGTCCGGCAATTCGTTGACAATGACAAGCAGCCGCTCATGGGTGCCACCATTGTTGAGATACCTGGCAAGATCGACGTGAAGCTGAGCTTCGTTCTTGTCAAACCCCACCTTTTGAAGTGCGTTTGCAATTGATGTCATGTTCCATCTCCATCGGCACCCGGCCAGCCACGCCCGGCGCGATTTGCAAGGGATGCGAGAACGCATCACCGGGGCCGATGAAGCCACAGTTTCTCGTCTCGCGCAATCCTCGTGGCTGCGAGGAAGTTTCTACTCTTCAAAGATTTCAGGCTTTAGCTTAATCAGCTTCACGATAGCCAAACCGACAGAACGCCGGCCAAGCATGTAATCGCGCACGTCAGGCTGTCCTGGCCTGAACGGTTCATCGTATGACGCGGCAGCAATATTGATGATCCAGTCCAAGGCCGTTCGCTGATCCTGTTCTGTGGCCTTGCCTTGCGCAAGTGCCTGAATGGCGCGTATATCCTTTTTCTCGTAGAGCGGCGGATGCCATTGTTCTCGTTTACTCAACGCCGGCTTCCTGTAGCGATGTTATGGCCTTGCCGCCCTGTTCTGCGATCTGCCCAGCTATGCCTAAGGTTTCAGCCCCCTTGGCCATCATCGCGGCTTTAGCGTTTTCTTGCTGTTTCTGTTCAACAGCTTCCTTCGGTTTAAACCATTTGGCTTTCCACCCCGCCGCGCGCATTGCATCGCGGGTGGCCTCTGTCCATTCCACGTTTTCGAGCTGCGCAGGATCTATTTGTGCAATCGGCATCAAGATACGGTCGCGCACATCGACAAAAGTTTCCGCCTCGCGCTGATCGGCCATGTCGGACAATGGCGAGAAGAACGAGAATCTTAAGTCGCTCCCGGCAAGACTTTCCGGCATGTCCTGCAATGGAAAAGCGCCGGCACCGCGCATAACATCGAACACGCCTTCATAAAGCGGAGAGAATTGTTCTTCGATAGGATCAAATATCGGTGTTTGCGATCTAATGCTTTCTTCGATACGCTTTCGTATCTCATATGCCGTCATGTCTTTGCCGATTTCAGGCAACTGAATTTTATCGAGGAAAAAACCAGACTTAATATCTTCTTTCAGGGCCGCCGCTATTTCAAAGCCAA